AAACTAAATCAATGACAACAATGTGAATCTTAACGTGATTTATTCAAAGTTTGATAAACAGTGTTGTAAGCATCAATACAAGCATTCAGTTGTCTGATGGCTTTGTCTCCATCGTCTGTGATGGCGATAAGATTTTTAGCAGTCTCTCGGTCAAGTTCGGCTGTTGCTTGAACGCTATCTCTGGGGGCAACGGGGGCATCTGGGGCGGTGTGTACGGGGCAGACGGGGGCTTGGACAGGAATCCGCAACTTGAGAGTACCAGCACTAATAGCGGCATCACGCTTCGCAATCTGAATCTTGGCATTGTTTTCTACCTTCAATAATTGTGTTGTTTGAGTGTTAACGGCTTGAACTAAGGCTTGTTCTTTCGCCCTAGCTTCAGTATTCAAAGAGGCTATTTCAGCCTGTTGACGAGCATTCTCATCCTCGCCACCCTTGTAATAACCGCTACCAAAAGCGCCTAAAACAGTCATTAGGATGCCTAGAAGCACCCAAGGATTAAAGAGGCTTAACATCATCTACTTTCATCATGGCATCAGTTTTGTCTTTGCTGGACTTGCTTGACCCATAGAAGAACGAAATAATGGTAGCTACTGCTGTACCCAACAGAAACCCAAGAATGATGTTGGCAAAGTCTCTGCCACCTTCAGGCAACAAGATAAAGGTTACGCAAAAAAAGTACAAGACTGACGTTGCCGCCCAAAACCACGCATAGTAGTAAATGAAGTGTTTGACTGTCGTGTCATTTGGGTCTATCGGTGCTTGCATCTCGGTTCTCCTTTTCAACTTGTTTAATCAATCTTTGCACTTTTTCTTGTTGGTGCTTGGCCTCACTCTTGGCTTGTAGTACATCCATGTACAACATACCCAAAACAGGCAACAGCAATATGACAAGTACACAAGCGGCAATCCATCCCACTACGCTCTCCCAATCTTGCTTATCAGACCTATTAGCATCCATAGATACAGGAGGAATAGGAAAGCTATCAAGAGGTATGCTTGTTTTTCTGCTAGAAGACGCTCCCTTTCCTTTCGTAGCCATGATTCTGCATCTCTTTTCTTTCTAGCCTTCTCTTGCTCTCCAGCAATGATGTCTCTCATGCTGAACACTTCAGAATACAAAGCACCCATCTCAGGCGGAGACTGATAGACCATGCACTCTCGTATCTGAACTACCAACCTCTCCATTTCCTGCTGTGCAAGAACCCTGTTTAGGGCTTCTTCCATTAAGTTCACATCATCAGAGAAAACAACAGTCCTAGCCTTCTCCTCTGATTCCCTAATGTGTGTTTCTAACTGTTCCTGTAACTTAAAAAACTTACTCAGGTTCTTAACGATGTCAGCTTTGACTTGAGTTTCTTCAACAGCAACATAGTCAGACTTTTTAGACCTTGCCACAGGTTGAGAAGCATTACTTGTAGGCGCAGAATTAAAAAAGTTGCGTAAGAAACCAAAGATTCCTTTGACTTCTTTACCAATGGCAACAACTTCATCAGCAGTGCGCTTAATAGAGACAAACTGCTCTTTAGCTTGCTTATAGAGGTCACAGCCAGCTTGAATGTTTTTGACCAAACCAGCCGCAAGAAGACAAATAGAGATTGGGTCAATTTTGCTTCCTTATTTTGTTTCAAGTGCTTTTAACGCATCTTCAATTTCTTTTAATCTAGAAGCATTATCTTGTTGAGGAACACCTTGTGATGATTCTTGTGGAATTTCTGGTTGATTAGTTTCCATCATTGGCCCTGCTCTTGCACCTAAACTTGCCGCACCTTTTGACAATGTTGTTAAAGCATCAATAGATTTTTGTCCCATTGTTTTATTTGTAGCCAAATCAACCATTGCTTTTCGATATTCAGGGTTAAAAATTACATCAGCAAAATCAAAAGGACTTGCTACCAAATTACGAATAAACGGAACAATCTCTTTTGATAAAAGTCTTGATTGAGCGCCGCCACCAGCCGCACCAGTAAACGCATACGCTTCACTGCCAGTCACTCCAGCCATCTGAGGTGATTCGCTCGATAAAACACGACTCATCCAATTCATTGCAAGTCTTGCATCAGCGGCATCTTTTTTATTTGGAAATAAATCAACAAACTCACCACTTTTTTTATTCATCTCAGTTAAAGCAGTTTTGATATTAAAAGTTGGGTCTGTGACAGCACCACCAGTTACTTGAGCAGAACTCAAAATATCATCAAACTTTGATCTACGAATTGTGTTTAAAACCTCAGCAACTTGTGGAGTTGGGTTATTTTGCATGACATCAATCAAAAATTGCCTTTGAGAAGATGGCATCTTTTTAAGGTCTCTCATAACATCTTCAGGAACAAGATCAGTTACTCTCTCAACATCAAATGCTTTTGTTAATGGTCTATTTGCAAACTCATCGATTCTGTCTATATTTTGTTTAAACTTGTCTCTAGCAATCTTTAATTTATCTGCTCCCGCAACACCTTGTTGAATTGCATCATCTAGTGCTTGTCTATAGCCATTTAAAACAGTTTTTGCAACTCCCTTTGCTTGTCCACTAGCAACACCTTCAAAAATATTTCCAGCACCAAAATCTGCCGAACCAGAATATGCGGCTTCACCCCATGCTGATAAGTTCTTTTGCAGTCTATCAATAGGAATTGATTGAACATTTCTTTGACCAGTTGCAGGGTCGATGGAAATTGTGTATTCATCAATAATTTTTTGTAAATTATTTCTTAGACCAGCTAATGATGGAGTTTCTGCTGGAAGTGTTTGTAATATAGTATCAATAGAAGAAACAAGTTTTCCTGTATCAACCATTCCACCAGCAGATTTTGCCGCACCAAAATCAGTACGAGCATCAGACCTTAATTTTGAAGTTAAAGATTTTCCGTAATTTTGGAATGAAGATAAAACTGCTTGAGTAGTTTCAGCAGGATTTAATGTTTTACCACTTGCCTTATTAAACAAATTTGTCAAATATGATTCAAGATCGTATGCTTGTGCTTGTCTGAATTCAATAGGTTTTTGACCTGAAGCTGGAGTACGCTCTATTCCTGCTTCAATAGCTAATTGAGGTCTACTTAAACCAAGTTCTCCAGCAGTTAATCGACCAACATCAGCCAAAGATTGTGTTTCAGCAGTAGATGGAAACAAACCTTCTGGCTTTGTCATTTGACCGCCAATAACTTTTAATCCACCTTTGGCAATATATGGACTTGTTTGTATAGCAAGTTGAGCTAATGGACTTTCTGGTGCTATTTGTCGAGAAACTAATCCAGTTGTTCCTGCAACACCAAATTCACCTGTAACACCTAAAGGAGTTTTACTAAAAAGTCCGGGGACTCCTACAGCAGTTAAAGCCGCCGCAGGAGCGCCAGCTTCACCAAATTGATAAGCACCACGATACCCGCTAATAGATTGCAGATTAACGCCAGTTAATTTATTTATTGCTTGTGCAATACCAGTACCTGAAAAAGCATTTGGGTCTTTGCTTTCTTTAAGGTAGTCATACAAACTTCCCCATCCACCAATAACATCAACAAGTCCTTTTGCAGAACCTTTTAAAATAGATTCTCCCAATTTCTTGAATTCGTCAAGTGATGTTCCTTTAGGATTGAATACACTTTCAGTAGATGTTGTTTCACCACGCCTTTGAAGTTCTGCTTCAATTTCAGCTAAAGTTGCCATGACTAATCCTTATTTATTTGTTTGTTAATCTTGCTTTTTCTTGTAACAACTGTTCTCTTGTCATTTGATTTACAGGAATATCAGAAATATTATTCAAATTAACAATAGGAATTTTAGGAACATATCCAGCAAGACCTTTATTTTTTCGGGCATATTTTTCCATTGTTACCGCTTCATCAACAATGCCTTTATTTTTCTCTACCATGTATTCAATCAATTGTTTTCTAGCCAATGGACTTGTTTCAAGTTGCGGTACAAGTCCAACAATAAATTTTCGATCATCATTAGAAAACCCAGAACCAAGTTTCCCGCCAAGAGTATTTAGTACAACATCGCCAGCAATTTTTTGGTAGTCTTCAGATGCAGCAAGTGTTTGAACATCTTTTCCATTTGCTAAGCCAAGACTTACCAATAAATTAGTAACTCCAACACGACCAGAAGCATAAGTGCCGCTAATCAATTGATTTTGATTTAATTTATTTAACTTATCAAGTGATGACAATGTCGCAATTGAAGAATCTCTCTTTTGACGAGCTGCATCAATAGCCTTAGCATCTAAATCTCCAAGACCTTTAGCAAACGCTTCTTCACCTTTAACATCTACGCCAACACGAACACTCATGGCTTTAGCAGCGGCAAGTTTGATTTGGTCGTCAAATAATGATTTATTGATTTTTGCAACTTGATCTTGACTGTAATCACCATATTTTGCATTAGCACCAAAACCCAATTCAACTGCTTTTCCAAGGAAGTCAGAAGTTGTTTTAGTTTGTTTGTCAATTGGCTCAAGTTCACCTTGACCAGATTGCCATTTGGTAACACTTTCAGGGGTATATTTACCTGATTCAAGCAATTTCATTCCTTGAGCAGACTTAGGAGTGTAGTAAGATTTAACCAAATCAGGATTTGATGCAACCGCTTGCGCCTCAGCTTGACTCAAATTATATTGAGACATTAACTGTTGGGTTACATCTTGTAATCGTTGTTGGTTAGTTCCAATCTGACTTGCTTCAGCAAGACTCTTTGATGCTGATGCTCTTTCTTGAAATTGCTTAGTCATTGACTCTTGCAAAGTTTTAAGCCTATCAGCCAATGCTGTTGCTAATTGAACATCCCCTAATTGAGATGCCATTTGAACACCTTGACTAATTGATGCAGGGTCAGTCATATTGATTTGACTGGCAATTTGATTGCGCTGAGAGATCAACTTCAACTGTGGGTCTTCACCGCCCAAAGCACGACCAATACCTTGACCCAACTGGTAACCAGCAGTCCTAGCACCCAAAGCAGCTTGCTGAAATGGGTTAAGTTGAACCTCTTGGAAAGCACGATTCTGAAACTGTGCTAACTGATTTTGTTGATACTGTTCAGGAGTAGTGAACAATCCTAACATTTCTGATGCCATTGTCTTTTCTCCTTACGCCACAAAAGGTTGTTGAACAGGCACAAATTGCTTTGTAACTGGGTCATAAATGTATTGCTGTTGCGTTGGCGGTGGTGTATTGCCAAACGCTTTGTTCAATGCCCCAGTAACATTAGGACTTCCTGCAACACCAGCCAATACATTACCACCTAAAGAATAGGCATTTGCTGGAGCCATTGTGCTTGCCGCATTGATGATTCCCTGACCAGTTAACATTCCAGCTTGTGCCGCACCAGCAGTAGTCTTAGCACCAATTTGAGTACCAAGTGTCATTGGTTGTTGTGCAAGATTCTCAAGCCCTGTTGTTACATCCATCGCAGTGGTAAATGGTGAATAAGCCGCTGTTTGACCAGCATAGTATTTACCTTGCAATCCAGCACCTGTATCAAACAATCCAGCACCAAACTTAATCCTGTTTTGCGCTTCTTGATCTGCCTGTGCCGCAAGAACCAAATTGCTCTGAGCCAATGAGTTGTAGTAAGCCGCCATTTCAGGACTTGTAGCCATCAAGTTACCACCTTGAGCCGTAGCCGCACCAGTACGACCTTGTTGGAACAACTTGTTCTGCAATAGGGCAAGTTGATTCTCTTGACTAGGCGCAAGCAAAGCCTGTTGTTTTGCAATGTAGTCTGCCGCAACTTCTTCAGGACTCTTTTTAAGATAACTACCTCCAAGACTAAACAGACTCTGCGCCGCACCAGTTAAAGGTGCATAAGCAGTTGGCGCTTGTTCAGCTTGAGTTAATCCTTGACCAGCAAGCGTTCTCAATCTATCTTGATAGCCCGTAATTTCAGCACTAGGTGTATATCCAGCACCAATGACATTACCAGCCGCATCAGTTTGGAAGTTAGATGAACCAAAACGAGTAGTTACGCCAACAGGTCTAAACCTTGCCGAATCTGCCGCAATCTGTGCCGCACGAACCTGTGCTTGCGCTTGAGTTGTTGCTGACTCTGCCGCCGCTTGACTTTGAAGATAAGAACCACCAGCATTTAACAAACCTTGGATAGCGGCAGGAGCAAATGAAGCTAAAGTAGATGGTTGAACACCTAAAACTTTAGCCGCAGATGTCAACAAACTTGGTGTTAAACCTTGAGTTCCTATTTGGCTTGCAAGACTTGCTCCTGTTGCTCCTCCAGCACCATAAGCACCCGCCGCTTGAGCCGCATAAGGAATAGTAGCCCCCGCCGCACCAGCAGTTCCAGCAAAAGCACCTGACGCATAAGCCGCCGCACCACCCAATGCCGCAACAGTACCCCATCCAACTGAATTATTTACAGCATCATCAACTTTTGCAGCAACATTACTTACTGCTGATACAACATTGCTGACAGCTTTTGTAATTCCACGAAAAAATCCCATGATTTACCCCTTTATATTGTTGCTTTCCAAGCATAGTCAGGTAAATCAGATTCTTCAATCTGAACTCCAGCTTGTTTCAAACCATTTAACAAATCAGTGTTTTCATTGTCACCATAAATAGTAGAAATACCTTCTTTTTTCATTTCTGCAATGGCTTCTGAAATAGACCTTGGCAATGTCATAGTTCCATCAGCAGTAAACATTGCAACACCAGCAACATTGGGCTGTATCTTTGTTAACAAAAACAAAGAATCATTTTTCTGCATCAAAATAGAATTTTGAGACTCAACTTCTTGTTGAATCTTTTGCAAAACTTCACTTGGGTCTACTCCCAATTTTTGTGAACTTGCTTGGATGATTTCTGATGCTTTCATGTTTTACCTCTTACGTTTATTTTGTTTTGCCAAAACAACTAGCTTTAATTGGTGTCATTGTGTTACCTCATCTGCTGGTTCAGGCGTGTTGCCCTGTGCAAGCCATTGCAGAAACTCAGGTGATTCAGGGCTGTGAGTTTCGTTGGTTCCAACTTTGTAGAAGTTACCATCAATAGTGGTTTTGAACATTTTCACAACTCCGATCCGCTAAAGTACAAAGTGCGTGCGCCAGCCGAACCATAAACTCGACCGCCAAAACCTACGGTAGAAGCAGTAGCAGAGGTAAATTCAACACAACTTGAATCTGCGCCAAACGATATAGCAGAAATACCATTTGCTATGCAAGTTGTTCCGCCAGCTTGGTATGAATAATCTCCAACCACGCCGCTAAAACTTAGTGACGTTGGCGCAGCCCTTAAAGAGACGGGCATTTTTACGGAAAACAGAAATGATGTTGTGCTGCGAAGATACCCAATACCAAAATCACCAAACCCACCGCCGCTGCAGGTGTACGCATAGAAGTACCTCTGGCACAACGCCAACTCCATCCCATAAGGTCTGTAGTCAAAGCTCGTTGCTGTTGAGCCTTTTTCAAGCATCAAATCGCCAACTATCCAAGTACCTGAAATCTGTGCGCCAACAGTTAACACAACCTCAATCCCTGTTGTAGCAGCAGCTGGAATACTGATTTGGGTGTTGTATCTTGTCAGAGTTGGCGAAACAGTAAATGTTCCTGTTGCAATCTGTGTGCGTGTAGGACTTGCTAATGTGCCAAAGGTATCAGCAGTGTTGGCGTAGAACGCAGTCCATGTGACTGTGGTCAGCAAGCTGTTTGATATATCAAGTGACAAAGTGGCAGTAGAGCCAGCAAGGTCATAACTGTTGAGTTGTTCAATGCGCTGACCAATACCAACGGCAGTGACAGATGCCGCACCAGTAATCTGTAATCTGTTCTTGTTTGCACCTGAACCAGCCACCTGTGCCGCAGTGACGTTTGCACCTGTGCAATACACATAAAAGCGATCAACAGTTGAATAGCCAGCCGCAATAGTAGAAGCCGCAGTGATAGTTGCAGATGTTGCTCTTTGTGCAATTTGCATCTGACCATTGATGATGCGGTTCTTGAAGCCGTTGTATTGCACTCCTGTGCAATTTGTCAAAACACCCGATGCTGGAGTGCCTAAAGCTGGAGTGACCAATGTTGGGCTGGTATCCAAAACCATCTTGCCTGTACCAGTTACTGCCGCTGATAGTGTTGTTCCAGCATAAGATAATATAGGAATGGTTACAGTACCTGTAAATGTAGGAGATGAACTATCTGATTTTGTAGCAACAGCAGTTGCAATATTTGCAAACTCAGTATTTATTTCAGTACCTTTAACAATCTTTAAAGGATTACCAGATGCAAGTGCATCTTTGGTTGCAAAATTTGTTGTTTGTGTATAGTTTGACATTTTTTCCCTTATGCAATCTTGCCATTTTTGGCTTGAAGTTCAATTTTTTGGATAGATAACTGACTGTTATTTATATCCATCTCAACCCCTATTTGAACAATTTTTCCCTTGCTTGTTGCATTTGTTTCTATTGTTGTTAATGCAACTCCAGATGTGTAATATGCTACTGTTGTAGCATTTGAACCATACTCAGCAATACCATATTCAGCAGTTGTTTGAGTTGGTATGCTTACTTGTGTAG